GTCCAATACAACAAGCAAAACAATCGTTCTATGGCCGAATATACTTTTAAGGTTACTGTCGTTTTGGGGCGTGTTTCTGAGCGTACAGCTCAGCAGGCGATGGATGTCCTGATTGCTCCTGGTAGCGGTTCTATCAAGTATGCGATTGAATCAGATCGCAGCCTTGGCGGTTATGCTTTCGATGTGTTTGTTGCTGAAACAAGTGCAATCGGGGCAGTTAGTATAAATGCATTAGACTATTACAGTGCCGAGTTTTCGGTTCAAGTATTCGCAAGTTAAGGATAAATAATGGCAATTTTTGTCGCAACAGACTTCAGCGTTAGCATTAATGGTTCTACTGCTTTGGCTTCATACCTGACTCAGGTTGAACTAAAGACTTCTGCTAACGACATCACTACTACTGCTTTTGGTAGCACTTGGGTTACTCGTGTTGCTGGTTTGAAGGAAGGTTCTTTGACCTTGAACTTCAATCAGGATTATGCAACTACTACTGTTGATGCAACTCTTTGGCCGCTTCTTGGAACTAACGCGACTGTCGTTATCAAGCCAACAAGCACTGCAACTGGTGCAAGCAATCCCGCTTATACGGCAATCTGCGTTGTTACCGACCTAACCCCCGTGAGCGGCCAGATAGGCGATTTAGCCACCTTTAGTGTTACTTGGCCTACAACTGGAACTGTCTCTCGCGCAACTGCCTAATCTTTCGGCTAGAGTAATTGTATGAATCAGATAACTCTTACAATTACTTTCGTTGACGGCACTTCTTTAGAAGTCAATACTTCGGCTGGCGATGTAGTCAAATGGGAATCCTATTTTGACTTAGGCATTGACAAGCTTGAAAAGATTACTCACCTTCTTTACCTGGCATGGTTGGCCGTTAAGCGACTAAAGAAAACTGGCGAAGAGTTTGATGGCTGGGTTGACTTGGTTGCTACTGTGGTGGTTGCTGACCCAAAAGCCTAAAGCCTTTAGGTGTTGACTCTTTCCATTGGATGATTGCCAATCTTGCTGTTGCAACAGGTATCGCCCCTAGTGTTCTAATGGAAGAGAGTGATCGCATGCTAAACACAATGTTGTTTGCGGTTAGATATCAAAGGGGTGAAAATGGCTGAGTCTAGTGTTGTTTATGATGTCAAAGGTTTGCTGCGCGATTTAGAAGCGTTAAAGCCTGGTTTAAAGAAAGAACTTATGCGTGATGCTAAGGGTGTTGCGAAACCTATTGTTTCAATTTTAAAGTCGCAGATTCCTAAGACTGCCCCGCTTTCGGGTATGAGTAGAACTCCTGTGAGCAGGCGACCTAGTGCAAGTCATCCAAATGGGGGAACAAACAGTAACCCTAATGGTAGAACAGCGTGGGGTGCAGGTAAGCCTGCTAATAGTGTGACCATCAAGTTCCGTTCAGGTCGTTCTCGTATTTCTGCTGTTACTCCGCTTGTTTCTATTTGGGTGAACTCTCCTATGACTGCTATTGCAGATGTTGCTGGTAAAGGTAACATGCGTAAAGCTCGTAAAGTTACTAGCGAATATTCTTACAAGGATGGCACTAGAGAGCATAGGGTTACTTCTCAGGGGCGTTGGATGATTAGGCGTTTGAAGGAACGCAATCTAAATAACTTTATTTACCCGAATGTTGAGGACAGGCTTGAGGATACTCAGAGTGAGATAAAATTAGTTATTGACCGCTATGCCGCTAAGGTGAACAGGAAACTTAACTAATGTCCGTTATCGTAAAACTATTATCTAAGTTTGATGATTCGGGCATTAAGAAGGCTAAAAGCGGTTTCGGTGGTTTAAAGAAGGCTGTCGGTGCTATTGGTATTGGTATCGGTATCAGCCAGATAACTAATTTGTTGCTGGAGAGCGCTAAGGCTGCTTCTGCTGACCAGAAGTCAACTCAGTTGCTAAACACTCAACTAGTCAAAAACGCTAATGCGACTAAAGGGCAAATAAAAGGCTCAGATAAGTTCATTGAAAAACTTTCCTTGCAAACAGGAATTATGGATGATGACTTGCGCCCTTCTATGGGTAAGTTGGTTCGTGTTACTAAGGATGTTGATAAGGCTCAAGAGTTGTTGGCTTTGTCTCTTGATGCTGCGACTGTTTCGGGTAAGCCTTTAGATTCTGTTGCTACTGCGATGGCTAAGGCTTTTGCAGGCAATACAACATCTCTAATCAGGATGTTCCCTGAGCTAAAGAAGTCTAAAGATTTGTTTGGCGATTTAGCTAAGACTGTTGGCGGGGCAGCAATTCAGCAAGCAGATCCTTTCAGCAAGTTCAACAACAGTATGGACATCTTGAAGGAAAAACTAGGCAATTTAGTTTTACCTTTGATTGAAGATTTTGTTAGTAATATTTCTCAACCTGGTGGGGCTATTGAACAAATTGGAAAGTTTTTTGAACAAGCTTCAAATCCTAAAACTGATTTAGGTAAGGCCTTTAAGTCTCTAAAAGAGAGCATCAAACTGACTTTTGATAATTTAGGTGCTTTATTTGCTTTGATGGATACTAGCGGTAAAAATAGTGCTACTAATGGTTTCGCTAATGCTTTGCAAGGTATTTCAGATACTATCGGCACTATCACTGATGGTTTGACTGTTACTGTTGCAACTTTCCAGAAACTTGGATCTGGTGATTACAATGGTGCATTAGCTTTGCTTACATCAGATATTGGCTTGGGTGCTGAATCTGTTAGGCGTGGAATTGGCGTGCAGGATACATTGAAAGCAATAAATGCTGAAACTATGGCTAAGGGTTTTGGAACTTTTTATGCTGATGATAGTTCTGGTGCAAATAATGTAATTATTGGGGGTAAGCCTACGGGCAAACTTGGCACAGGTATTTTTGCTAATGGTAAAAATAATTTACCTATCACAACAAATAACAACATTACGATTCAGGTTCAGTCTGCCGACCCTAAAGCGGTTGTTGATGCTGTCGTTAAATATGGCAAAGCTAATGGCGGGTTACCTTTTGCAGGCTTTACTAGCAAGGGTAGATAATGCCTGTCCCTACATATTTGATTTATCTTAGTTTTGGTGCTGGTGCGCAAGTTGATGTTACTGCCTATGCAACTAATGTAACTATTGATCGTGGTAGCCCGCGTATTTTAGATGATACTCAGGTTGGTCAGGCAACAGTTAGTTTTATCAATAACGATAGAACTTTTGACCCTTTCAATACAAGCTCTGTTCTTTATGATGCGACTAATGGTTATACGAGAGTGCAACCTAACGCTAAAGTGCAGATTTCTGCTGGCGGTGTCGTTATCTTCACGGGTTGGGTTCAAAACTGGGATTTCACTAATGACGAGAAGGGTTTGGATGCTCGTGCAAGCCTGATGGCTACTGATGGTTTAGGTGTGCTTGCTAAAGCTAACTTCAACCCGACTCTGATTACTGCTGCTAATACTGCGTCTTTTGCGCGTGGCCGTGTCGCTGCTGCAACAGCAACATGGGGTTCAACAGCAATTTCGCTTAGCACTTACTCAGGTAAAACGCCTTTAGTTGCAGATACTTTTTCTGCTACCGATACTGTTTTAGCGTATTTGCAGAATGTTGCTAGGACTGAGCCTTTTGACTTTTGGGGCAAGAAGGATGGCAACGCTGAGATTCGTGATCGTACATCAACTTTTGGTGTTTACACTACTGGAACACCGATATACAACTATCACACAACAGCAGGTTTCTATAATGGAACAGCAACCGATATGAGCAACTGGACTGATGGAATCAATCAGACTGGTGTTGCTGGGACTGTTGTAACTAATGCTTCTTTTCCTGGTGAGTATCTTATGCAGGGCGTTGATAATGGTTTTGATTTTGGTGTTTGCTATTCAGAAACTGATTCTGCTAAATATTTACCTAATACTGCTTATAGCGTTTCTTTCTGGACTAACGCCACTGATCCGACAGCAGTCCTTTACCTTTATCAGCGAGCTACTGGAACTGCGCTAAAGGCTTTTAAGTCAACTGTTTCAAGCTTTACTGGTGGTTGGAATCAGGTCAAGGTTGAGAATGTTACAACATCTAACTCAATGAATACTTTGGAATTAGTAGTTAGTGCTTCAGGAACTTGGCAAATAAAAGATTTGATTATTACTCCTGCTACTGCTGTGCCTAGTCTTTATTTCGATGGTGAACGCAATCAGCAGGGCTCTGATTATCTAAACTCTTCCGCAATTGTTGCAACAGGTTATCTAGGCGGAGAACGCAACTCAAGTAGCGTTTATCTAACTAAAACTGCTACTGGTGCAACTGCAACACCTTTACCAATCTTTGAATCTTTTGGAGATGCTTATGGTACTGCTGTTATTGGTACTGCTTTGCCGATAAGTGATTTGCAAGTTCAATACGCTTCAGATCAGTTCTACAATCAGATAAATGTTGTTAGAGCTTCGGGCGGAACGGCAGTCAAGAATGATACTGTCAGCCAGGGCTTATATGGTATTAGAACTTTTGGACAAGGTGATTCTTTAGGTATTTCTCCTGCTAGGAGTACTGCTTTTGTTAACGAGATTTATGCTCAGTTAGGTTCACCTGACTATGTTTTGAGTAGCTTGGATGTTCAATTGGAAGCTATGGCTGGGACTGCTCAAACTAGATGTTTAAATTTAGAGTTATTTGATTTGGCAAGAGTCGTTTTCAGGCCTTCAGCAACAGGTTCAAACATTGACAAGAAATACACAATCATTAGCATGAAACATGATTTCAATCCTGAAACTTATAGGATTTCTTATGGGCTTGCGCCATTCTCGCAAGGCTTATTTTTAGATTCGACTTATCTTGGTGTTTTAAACACTCAAGAGGTTGTCTAACATCGCGATAAACTAGACACTTAGGAGAACTTTTATGACTTTGAAAACTTGGGCTATCGGTGATGTCCTTACCGCATCTGATCTAAATGTCTATGTTTCAGCTCAGGTTGTTGGAACTTTTGGTTCTTCGGCTGTTCGCGCTACTGGTATCCCTTCTGCTACTGCTGGTCAGGTTTCTTATCTAACTGATAAAGACCGTATTGAGCATTGGGATGGTACTACTTGGCAACCGCTTCCTGCTGCCGTTTATGCGTTTTCTGCAACTGGCCCTGGCACCGCTGTCGCTGCTGGTTCTTCTGCTCTTGTTAGCGTGGTTTTACCTGTTTCTCGTTTCACTACTGCCCCGCTTGTCGTTGGGTTGAGTACTTCTGGAGCGTATTTCACCCCTGTTGTCAACGCTGTTACTACTGGTACTGCGACTATTGCGCTGGTCAATAATGGTGGTGTTTCTCAGCCTGCAACACAAACTGTTTATGGTTTGGCAATTATGATGGCCACTGGAACTGCTGCGGGATAAGGGGAGAAATGCTTAGCTGTAAAACTGAGTCTTGTTTGGTTAAGGGTGTGGAGAATACCCCCCCTGCTGAAGGAAGCCTTGTATGTGGTTTGTGTGGTCAGGAGATGACTGCAAGTGAGTGAGCAACCTAAACCTACTAATCAAACCTTGTTGTTGCAGATTGTGCGCGACATCGAGATTTTAAAAGCAAACTCAATTCAAATACTTGATGCTTCACGCGATCACGAAAACAGGATTAGAGAACTTGAGAAGCAGATAAACCGAAGTGCTTGGATACCTGCTTTGATTACTGCTGTCTTAACTTCAGTAAGTGTTTATTTGATTAGTAAAGGATTGAAATGATTAACCCTGGAACATATAATATCACTGCTTATCAGGGTGCGGATTGGGATAGAACTTTTACCATTACACAATCTGGCACTGCCCTAAACTTGACTGGTTATACTGCCGCTATGCAGGTGCGTGAAGCAGCTGATTCCACTGCTTACCTGGTGTCTTTGACTTCTGGTTCGGGTATTACTTTGGGTGGCACTGCTGGGACTGTTGCTGTCGCTATTACTTCAGCGCAATCTTCTGCTTTATCTTCAGGTTCTTACGCTTATGACCTTGAGTTGATTTCTGGCAGTCAGGTCACTCGCCTGCTTCAGGGTGCTTTCACTGTTGTAGGAAATGTGACTAGATGAGTGATGTTGTTGTTTCGGTCATTGAATCTAATACTGCTGTAACTGTTAGCGAGCAGGATGTTGCTGTTGCTGTCACTGAATCGGTAACGCAAGTGTCGGCTTCAAGTGTTGGTTTGCAGGGCGTTTCAGGTACTTCAGGTGTCGTTTCTGTTACTAGCCCTATAACTAATTCAGGCAGTTCAAGCTCAGCAGTTTTAGGAATCAATCAAAGTCTATTGAGTCTTACTCGTAGTCAGATTAGCGATTTTACTTCGGGGACTGTTGCAAGTGCGACAACATCGGGGACAGCAGTATTTGCGACTAATTCTGGAACTGCGGTTTATTCAACAACTTCAGGCACTGCCTTAATGATTTCAGGTTCTATAACTAAGTCTCAAGTAAGTGATTTTACAAGTGGAACTGTCGCTTATGCTAGTACGACAGGAACAGCCACATATGCTTCAACTTCGGGAACGGCGATATCTGTTTCAGGTTCAGCAATTACTAGATCACAAATTACAGATTTTAGTTCAGGTACAGTAACAACAATTTCAGGTGCAATAACTGCTTCTCAAGTAACTGGTACAGCAATAACAAATGGTGCTGCGGCGGGTGGAGACCTTACAGGTACATACCCTAATCCAACATTAGGTACATCTGGTGTGACGGCTGGTTCTTATACATCTGCAAATATTACTGTTGATGCTAAGGGTAGAATAACTACTGCTTCTAATGGTTCTGGTGATGGTGGTGGTGTACCTTTTGGGCCACGATACCTAAAAACAGGTTATGTTTATGCGCCTATTGGTTTAGTTAATGAAGGTGATGCTGTAGCAACTACTACTGCAACTGCGTGGGCTGTGCCGTTTTATGTGCCTGCAACAATTACAGCAACTTCTTTAGTTGTCGATATTATGTCTGTAGCTGGAACAACGAGTGTAATTCGATTAGGTATTTACAATAACAGTGCAACAGATGATTACCCAAATACATTAGTTGTAGATGCTGGGACAGTGCCATCTTCTGCATCATTAGGGACAACAGGTAAAAATATTGTATCTATTTCACAATCATTAACTGCGGGACTTTACTGGTTAGTTTCAGTAAAACAGAACTCAGGTTTTCCAGGTTTAAGAGGTTATACTTCTACGCAACAGAGTATGGTTCAGTCAGTTTTACCAACAGGTACTTCGTCTTCTTCTAGTTTTGGTGCGGTAGCGTGGACAGCGAGCGGTGTAACAACTTCTTTGCCTGCAACTTGGACAGCAACTAAAACATTGGCAATAACCGCACCAGCAGTTTGGATAGGTTTCTAAGATGGCAAAAGTAACAATTTATGGTTTGGGTGGTTTTGATTCTGCTAAACCGAATAATAACATTATTGAGCAGTATGAAGTTGATGATTCAGAATCAGTTGCTAAAGAACAAGCAAGGCAGTCTGCATTAAGTAGGTTGCGTGATCTTGGTTTAAGTGATGATGAAATTACGGCTTTAGGGCTATAACATCACCTAATTTATGATTGTCTTATGACAATCTATTTTGAGCCTTTCCCTGCTAATACTCGCAACGATGAGTTCGGTAATCTAGCCCCTTACCGTAACGGCAGACCACACCGCGGACAAGACTGGTCTCCTAAAGAGAAGTCGGCTATCAAGGCAATCACTGATGGAACTGTTTTTGTTTCGACCTGGACTGATGTTTTGGGTTGGATTGTTATTCATTCAACTAAAGACGGTTATTGGGTGCTTTACGCTCACTTAGCTGAGAAGTCTGCACTTGTGAAGGGCGATAAGGTTGTTGGCGGTAAAACTGTTTTGGGTCTTGTTGGGGGTGGCAAGAATACGCCTAGCGGTTCGGCTTCTACTGGTGCGCATCTGCACTTGAGCATTGGTAAGGCTAACAAGGATCACTCTAACCCGAACATTCACTTGAGCGCTTACGAAGATTTGATTGACCCGCTGAAACACATTCTAGGAAACAAGGAGTAATTATGAAGTCTGCTGGAAATGTATTGCTGAGAATTGTTGCGACTTTTGTTGCTTCTGCTCTAGCTGTTATTGGTGCGGGTTCTTTGGGTGGTGTTGCCCCTGCGACTGCTGCTGCCATTGGTGGAATACTTGCTGTTGCTAAGGTTATTGAGCGCCTGTCTTTGGCTTTCCTTGAAGATGGCAAGCTTACTCAAAATGAGATCAACGCTGCGTTTCAGCAGTCTGTTCAGTTGAAGAATGTGAAGCCTGAGCCTAAGCAGAAGTAATGAAACTAAAGTTTCTTGCATCGGTTTTCTTTGTTCTTACTTTTGCCTTTTGGCCTTTGACTGTTGCTTCAGCTGAGCCTAACGGCTTGAAGGTTGATGTTTATACTTTTGCTGAAGGTGCTTTGCCTGAAATGCGCGCTTATGATTTGTGCGATTCTGCCTGGGTGAGTGTTGAAAATATTGATGATGATTTTGATGCCGAATATGCTGGCGTTGTTGCCGACTGTCGTAATGATTTTGTTTTAGTTCATTATTCAGGGTTTTTGACTTCTCCTGTTACTGGCGATGTTTTGTTTCAATCTTGGGCTGATGACGGTTTTTACATGTCTTTTGATGATGTCCCTGTTATTGAAAATTGGTGGTTGAAAGGCTGTTCTGGCGGTTCGGCTGTTGTGCCTATGATCGCTGATGTTTCGGTTAAGTTTGATGCTTGGTTTTATGAGTATGGTGGCGGTGCTTGTAATCGCCTTTATTGGGATGCTGTTGATGGTCTAAATGTTGTGCCTGCTTCGGCTTTTAGTCAGGATGTTGTTGACCCTGTTATTCCTGAGCCTGTTGTCCCTGACCCTGAGCCGACTGTTCCGCCTGTTATCCCTGACCCTGTTATCCCTGACCCTGTTGTGCCTGACCCTGTTATCCCTGACCCTGTTGTGCCTGAACCGCCTGTTATCCCTGAACCGCCTGTTATCCCTGACACCCCTGAAATAAGCCCTGTAACGCCTGTAGAGCCTGTTTTACCCGTTGAGCCTGTCGTTATACCTGAAACCCCTGTTGAGCCTGTTGTTGACCCTATTATCCCTGAGCCTGTACCTGAAGTGCTATCTCCCATAGAAGAACATCAAGCATTGCTAGATAATTTGCTGGAGCAAGCTCAGGAAGATGACATTCAAATACCTGAAGAACTGGCAAGCATCCCTGTTTTAGGTGCTTCCATTGTTGCTTTGACCGATGCCATCAATTTTATGGGAAATGTTGGTGCTGACATGTCCCCTGAAGTTCGTGCTACCGCTAAGAAAGAAATTGTTGCAGCAGTTGTTTTGACTCAGATAAGTCAGTTTGCGACTTCTCAGGCTGTCGCTTCAGCTCAGGTTTCTGCTAGTTCGGGTTCTAGCGGATCATCAACTAAAACAAGGAGAATGAAATGAACTTTCTGAAAGACATTATTGGCCAGATTTGGACTTTGCTGGGTATGTTTATTGCCTGGATAGTTTTGGAAGGCACTGCTAAAACTGTTATCGGTTATTGCATTGTTGCTTCTACTGCTATCTGGGTTTTGACTTACCCGATTCGTAGAGATAAAGATTAGAGTTCTTGCTCTTTCTTTAGTTGCCTGCGCTGTTTAGGTGTCGTTCCACCCCAAATACCGTAATCTTCAGCCATGCCAACACGAAGGCACTTATCCATTACTGGGCATCGCATACAGATTTGACGGGCAGTGTCAATAGCCATGTTGTACATGTTTGTTGACTGACTTGCCCCGCGTGCAGCCCATTCTTCAGGAAAGAAAACATCAGGCACTTGCTCACACTCAACACCGCCATTATCCATAATTGCTTCATGCAGTTCTATAGTGGCCTGATCTAGTCTAAAGTTGTCAGCGGTCATGTTTAGAGTATAGACATGATTACAATCCTTAATAACAATTATGAGATACAGGCAAAGTTCTTAGGTAATTTTGAGAACAATAGCCCTGAGTGGCATGCGCTAAGAGATGAGCAAGGTGTTATTTCAGGCAGTGAGATAGGCGCAATTCTTGGCTTGTCTCCTTTTACTTCGGCAATTACTTTATGGGCGCAAAAAACTGGCAGATTGCCTTCTAGTTTTGAACCTAATACTGCGATGCGTTTGGGTCAGCTTGTTGAGCCAGCGATTAGAACTCTTTACCAGGAGCAACATCCTGAGCATGATGTTTATGAAGTTGGGACTTATGCGCATAAAGAGCAGACTTGGGCGCATGCCAATCCTGATGCTCTCTGCTTCGATGACACTGGTAAGCCTTACATTCTGGAGATAAAACATACTGCAACCTTTTGGGATAGTGTCCCTGAGCATTACCGCGCTCAAGTGCTTTGGTATATGTGGATTTTTGATGTCAAGCGTTCAGTTTTTGCGGTAGTCAATGCAGGCAGATACAAGGAATATGAAGTTCTTTGGGATGAGTTTGAGTTTCAGGCTATCTATCACCGCGTTCTTGATTTCCGCACTCGTATTTTCGCTGATGAGCAACCTGATTGGGATGGATCTGACTCGACTTATGAGACTATTCGCTCGCTAGCCCCTGCCATCGAGTCGCTTGATGAAGAACTAGGCACTCTAGGCATCGAATTGCTAAACGCTCAGGCAGATTTGGAGAAGATTGAAACTCACTTTACTGAGTTGAAGTCGCGCACTATTGCTGCCTTAAATGGGGCAAAGAATGGGACAATTGATGGGGAAGTTGTTGTCACTTTGTCTCAACGCGGTGCAGGGCTTCCATTCCTAACATTCAAGAAAGCGAAGAAATAATGAGCAAGTGTCTTACCTGCGAAACAACTGAAAACATCGTTCATTCAGGCATTGATGCCCTGCTGTTGGGTATTGATGGGGCTAGAACAGGCGATAAATGTTATGACTGCGCAAATAAAGAGCGTGAACTAAAGCAAACAACCGAGAAGGATAAAGAAGATGGCTCAATTTAACTTAGCTGAATATGAAACAGTTGCCGAAAGAATTGCCAGATTCTACAAGGACAGACCTAATGGCAGACTAATTACCCGTAACATAACAACTTCACAAGACCGACAGATTTCGACTTGGGTTGTTCAAGCCTATGTTTATTTCTCTGCCGAAGATCAGGAGAAGAACTTGGCTAAGGCTACTGGTTTGGCTTTTGAGATTGACGGGGCAGGTATGGCAAATAAAACTTCTGCTCTTGAAAACGCTGAGACTTCTGCTATCGGAAGAGCCTTGGCTAATGCAGGCTATTCAGGCGATAAAAGGGCTACACGCGAAGAAATGAGCAAGGTTAAGCGTGATGTTACCCCTAGCCGAAACTGGCAGGCAGCATTAGATAACATCAACGACATTGAAGGGCTACGCTCTCTTTATTTGGAAGCAAAACAGGGTAAAGCTTCAACTGCTATTCTGGAAGCAATTAAAGGGAAGGCCGATGGAATCACTGGAGTTACTACAAACAGTTAGGATTCTTTCCACTCATGTCGCTGAGTTGGGGGAACTTGTTGTTGTTCTCACTGATGA